ACAGAAGAACTGCGATAAACTTGTAAATCATGCCCAACCTTTCTTGCGTTGACGAACGCGTTGATAAATAATGTAGCCCAGCACAAGGATGATCACAGTGGCCAGGAAATAGATTTCCTTGCCCTCCACCAGATCCAGCACTTGTCCAACTGTGGCGCCGATTGTCGATACGATACCTGCGCCAGCCGCGATGTTGATCTCGCTGCGCGCGATGTTGCGCTCTGGCTCCGGTGCAAGTGCCGTGATGACGGACGGGCTGATCTCCTCAGTTTCAAGATACTGAAGTCGCTCGCTTTCGCGCCTGCCAATGATCATTGCCGGCTTGTTCCACAGTAGCAGAGCGCGTGCGGCTGCCTCGCGGTCGCCGCGGTTGTGCGCCTTCAGGGCAGTAGAACCAAGGAATCCAGCGGTGCCGACGTTGTACGCGAAGGAGACGAATGCGTCGAACTCATTCTGCGCCGTCTCTACTTTTATGCCCCTGTTCACAGCGCGCACGTACGGCACCAGCGCAGTGCGGAAGTTCCTTTCGATCTCCTGGTCGGTCCACTGCGTGTCCATTGTGATATTCGGACCTGTCTGGCCGATACCGCACGTCCACGGCTTTCCGTCGTACTTCTCCAAGGTCTCGGCAGGCACCAGTGTACGGGCTGCCGCAAAGCCCCAACGTAGCCGCGGGAATGCGCGTGCTAGTGGAGACTTAGGATCCGGGTAGCCAAAGCGCCGCCGCCCTTCTCGTAGCACAAGGGCGTCGTAGCCTTCCTTACTTAGTTCCATAAATGTTCACCTTTCTGTGATCAACAAACCTGCAAAGATTCTGGTTCGCAGGACGTGCCTGGCGGCCCCCAATGGGGGTAGTCACGGGCGCCCCGCGTTTGGGGCGCCTCGTGGCACCTCGCGCACGGCGGCGAACCCCCGGCGCGTCCACCCGGCACGCTCCAGTATACGCGCAAACACGTTGCGCTCATCGAAGTGCGAACCTAAGGATACTGCATATCTGTAATCGCCTCTGCAGGCCTCTTTGTAAAGTGCCTCGTGCAGAGTGACTACAGCCCTGGCAGCCATGACTCCGGTTTGATCGGAGGCGTAGTACAATTGTTGTAGGACATTATAATCAGCGTGTTCGTGCTGCATCGGGGCAGCATAGATCCACGCGATTATCTTGCCATTGTGACGTAGACAACGTACGAAGTGTTTCAGTCGTACGTGTGCCCACAGCCTTTGCAGAGCTGCATCTCGCGATGTAGGCATGAAGACTTCATCATTTAGTGCGAGATACATGTCCACGCAGTGAGCTACCTCTCGCTCGGAGTAGATGGGGGTGACGGCCATATGACATTGAATGGGTCAGATTGTTTTGTGATATCACGCAGAGCTTGACGATATTCGCACCAAGATTCAGACAAAATCTCGCCAGTTTCGCCAGCTCGAACTGCTCGCCAATCCGTAGCCGCTATAAGCTTGTCGCGTATACTACGAACTTCAAACCAAGCTGCATCAATATCGGGCACCCATGTACCATCAGCCGCGGGGCGATGATTCGCAGATGGCGGCACACTGCGCGTTATATTATTGCCTGCCTTGAACCAATAGCAGTCCGTTGGTTCGAAGTCTATGGCGATCTCGTCGCCGAGCGGGGAGAGCCCCTTGCTAAAGCTCGTCATCCAGCCCAGCTCGTTGAAGGTAGCTACATTTATCATCGTTTAACACCTATCAAATAGCCTACAACACCTGTCACATTGAATACTGCCGGGCTTGACGGATACGCCTCAGATCTTATGGTAATATAGTTGTTGGTACCAGACGAATAAGAAAGCCCAACAACAGTCGCCACGCCAGATACGCCGGACTCGACATTCACGTAGTATCCATTAAACATATAACCGCCAAAGCCAATACTGAAATCAACCATCCCCGAAGTAAGCCCCTTATATGTGATCGCAGCAACGACCATTAGTGGGGTTCCGTCTGGAATAGTGTACTGGTCGTACCACTTTGTCAAGTACACCTGGTTTGCGTTACCATTGAGATTGTACTGTCCCGCGCCATTAAATGGTAATGGAAGCGATACTGCATTTCCCCTGATCTTGATTGTATCTACTTCCAGATCCATGATCTTGGCGCTGGTGATTGCAGCGTTGGCAATTTGCGACGTTTGAACTGCCAAATTTGCGATCACACCATCGCCGGCAACGATAGCGTTAGCTGCAAGCTTCCCTGCCACGATTGCGCCAGCCTTGATCTTCCCCGCGATTACAGAGTCTGTAGCCAGATTATCTGCAGTAATAGAGTACGCTTCAATCTCATACGAGCTGATTGCACCTGCTGCTATTTTGCCGCCAGTGATAGTCCTTGCCAGAATTTTATCTGCAGTAACAGCGTCTGTTGCAATCTTTACAGCAGTGACCGCGTTTGCAGCAAGTTCACCTGTATTTACAGCGCCGGCTGCGATCGTACCAGCAGTGACTGCGTTTGCGTCGATCTTCCCGGCCTTTACTGCACCAGCCTTGAGCATCGGTGTCGTGATGGAGTCTGGCGCGATAGCCGTCTCTGTAATGCTGCCTGGGGCTACATTTGCCTGCCATGCGCCGCCAGAGTAGTGGTACAGAGCACCACCTTCAGTAGTAAGACTGACTACGCGTCCTTCGAAATTGCCGGTGGCCGGCAATGCACTTACAAGCTCCACTGGGGCTAGTCCAGCCGCGAACTTCGCTGTATTGATTACGCCATCTGCGATCTGGCTTTCCAAAAGTTGTCCATCAAAGTCGATCGCGCGAACGACCCTTACGTAAGCACCATCACGCCAATAATACAGGATACCATTCATTGAGATATACTCGGCACCCTTCTCTGTTGGCAATGGTGTGCCTTCACCGTACCACTGTACAAACTCGATCCCAGGCAGGAATTTGTCTGCTGTAATAGCCCCATCGGCGAGATTGTCAGCATCAACAATATATTCGCCGAGATCGCTATTTCCGATCTTACCTGTCTTTGCATCTACGGGGCCTGCGTATGCAGAGGAAAGACCGCCAGCTTGCGAGACCTCACGTGCGATGAATGACCACTTCTTGGCAATGGCGGCTGGAAAGAACAGAACAGTGTCGGTTACTTCAGCGAGAAGCTGCATTGACCCCACAGCGGGTTCCGTAGTATCGTTCGCCCATTCTGCCCCATAAATACGCGTGGATTTGTGGCCACCACCCACAGCATGATTGGGCACTTGCCATGACAGATGAAAGAATGTAAGGCCAGGTGTAACCTGCAGGTTGAAGGGTGGCGGAGGCACAGCTGCGCCCGGATCGATGCCGCCTCCTACAGAGAACAGCACTGGACCTGCAGGGTCGCTGGGCGGGCCTTCGACAGAAGTACGACTGACAAGCTGCACCCAATAGTACAACTCGCCGTATTCCACACTGCTGTCAGAGAAGCTACTACCCTGACTCTGGCCAACGGATTTTGCTCCACTGAAGTCGTTGAAGGAACTGCGCCACACGATGGTGGTCATGTGGTCAGAGTACTCAGTGTCGTCGTCTCTGACGGCGGGGATCGTCCAGGATAACTCTATGGTCTTCCCGCCTGTCGCTGTGAGGTCTGTTGCCTTAGGCGGTGGTGGCCCTTTCTCAAGCAGCGTAGCGCTGGATAGTGTCATCTCCGACAGCATACCGCCTGCGGACATCGATCTTACACCAAAGATTGCCCCGCTCTGTGCCAGTGGCGGCAGATCGAACGGGCTGTTAGGGCTGCGCCCCAACTCGACAAACGCCAACTGGCCTGATGCGGTGAGCTGCCCATTTGGGTTGTAGTAGATGCGATACCCGGTGACACGAACGTCGTTGACCTCACCCCAAACGACCCTGCCGGAGCTGCTGCTGAGGATCTCCGAACCCGCCTCGTATCTGACGAACGATGGTGCAGGCAGCTTCTCTGTCCACACGGGGGTCGGGCCGCCAGCTACGTTATCGTCCACGTTCCACGCCAATTGCGTATAATCGAAACGAGAACCCTTCACTGTCACAGTCAGATTATCATCTACACTGACTTCGCCAACGCGGACGATCAGGTCGGAGATGCCTAGCAGCTTGCTGTCTAGACGTACGTAGTCGCCAGGCTCGAAGAACTTGTCCCTCAGGAAGTACTTGAATTCGATCAAGAACGCCGACCGGCTCGTGCGCACAAGCTCTTCTGCTTTCGCAAGGGCGTGATAGTAGTCAGTGATGCCGTCACTGAAAGCATCGGTCTCCAGCGGCACGCCATTGTCCTCTGCGAGGTAGGTGTCATATACTTCAGAAGTCTGATTCACTACTTGCATCGCGGTATATGCAGGAGACCGCGTAGTCCACACTTGCACAGAATTACTGGATGTAAGCGTGGCCGCGAAACCCTTGTCGCCTCCCGTATCCACCACGTGAACATTTATTGACACGACAGAGTTGTCGGCCACCGTGATGGACTTGCTGTAGGCGGTACCAAAGGAGCCTGTAAACGCCGATCCGTTGATCGAGCCCGTGACCGTATCGTCCACTGCGTAAGTCAGCGTGTACACGCCACCATACCGCACAAACACTTTCCACGACATGTCCGATTCACTGTCAGCAGAATTCCACACGCCGTAGCTCTTCAGCAAGGTGATATGGTCGCCGGTGTCGTTGCCCCAATTGGTGGGCGGGACAGGGTAACTGCGCCCGCCAATTCCGCGTGCATACACGCCAGCCTCTTTCGGAGGCCACGAGGCGGAGTTCTCCTTGAACCAGTTGGCCTCGTCATTGTAACGGATAGTGGCGTAGTTCAGGCGATCGCTTGTGGTCGGCCAGTTGATGTTGATCGTCTGACCTTGCACGAGATCGTCGTCCGTGAGCTCACCCGACAACACTGTGGAGGCATTACTGTCCGGATATTGCATCAACAGCTTGTACTGTCCGCGAGACCATACCAGTCGTGCGTCACCCATGCAAGTGAGGATGGCCTCAATATTGGAGCGAATGGGCTTGGACGTGTCGAGCATGATGTTCAGCTCGTACAGCGGCACGGAGCGTGCGGAGACGGAGCGCGCACCATCTGCAGGTTGCCATACAGGGCCGCCAACAGTAGCACCGGTCAGGACCACAGTATCGCACACGGCGGCTGCTGCTTTGAAGGACGGGATGTCGATCTCCGACAAACTCAGCTTCGCGCCGACCACCGGATCTAGCAGATAATCCAGAAGGCAGTAGGCGGGATTGTTCGTGTAGGTACGCTCGGTAGATAGCACATTTGACGCGGAGATAGTACGGACTTTCCGGCCCTCGATTGCGGCAATGACGGGCGGCAAGTTTTGGAACTGAGGCTCGTCGCGATCAAGCCGCACGAAATATGACATATATGCCACGCCGGGGAATTTCGCGGTAGCTCTGTGGCCGAAGTTGGCCGTAATCAGATTACAGGCAACACCACCGCTGTAATACAGGTCGGCACGGAACGCCGCCTTGGGCTTGTCCTCGTCGCCACTCACGAGTGAAGGATCTTTGATGCTACGCTCGGCAATCTCCAAGTCGTAGACACCGTTGATCGGACCCATGCACAGCGCTTGCTGCACGAACAGGTACTCATTCTTATGTCCGCTGTAGTTACGGGACATAAGACCGCCGTCTGTCGCGGGCAATTCACGATCCACGTAAATGTAGGCGTCGCCGCCACCCTCTGGGTTTCTCTGCAAGACGCGGACAGTTCGGGCGGGTTTAGGCGCGTAACCTAAGTTGAAGGTCTTGTCGGATGGCGTGGACACGTACTTGAACGTCGAGGACGTCTCCATGAACGCGCGAACACCGCCGACCTTGGCGCGGCCATACACGATAGGCAACGGTACGACCGAACCTTCGTTGACCATCTCGAAGCCTTTGCGAGCCTCTTCCGCGTCGCGCTGACGCTTGCGCATCTGACCCGCTTGGAACGACTGGATCGCCATCGCGAAGGCGAACATTGCCGCCTGCGAGTACGTGACCACGAAGCTGCCGATGGCCAGGAATGTAGAAGTAAGAAATGACATTATGCCTTCCCCCAACGTAGGCTGACAGGTCCGCTGGTTGCAAATACCTGTTCGAATGAAGTATCACCAGGATAATTCTTATCGAAGTAATCCTGGCTAGCGTAAAAAGTCCGCACACGATCCAGATCAGCCATGGGGCTTGCGCAGTCCAGGGAGAACATGGCCGAGCCGGCCTGCTGCGTGTCCACCTGATGTGCAGGGGCGTCCACACGACCGCGATACACCAGGATGACGTCGGCGGGTGTTAGGATTGGTTGATCATCGGCGTCGTTGCACGACATCCAGACCGAGACCAGCTGCCCGACCAGGCCATCCTCCGCAGTTGTAGCGAACTCGAAGTTGACGTCAATGAAGGTGATAGTGAATTTCTGCTTGTCGACGACGGATGTCATTTTCGGCAGGTCAACCTTGGCCAGTGTGCCGTCGCTGACAAATGTCTTGCCAGCATAAACGAGATCTCGCGGGTAGGAGGTCTTCAAGAGCCCGCCGGCAGTCTCTACTAACAGGAAAGTGGAGACCACTGGCTCGCGGAGTCGCGCCTGCATGACAGGAGATAACGCAATCATAGTGCCTCCACGAATTTGACAGTACCGATGTCCATCATGATACCGTCCTTGAAGCGCATCCCACGCACGTTATCCGTGTCCAGCCACGCCTCCATTTCCACGTCGTCTCGGTGGACGAATGTAGTACCGGATACGGCCTCGAATAGGCCAGGGTAAATCCCCACAGAGCTGGCACCAGGAGATAGGTCGTCAGTTAGCATGTAAATCTTTGCATGGTTGCTGAACTTGATAAAGGTACCGGCAGGCGCCAGTCCAGACCAGTTTGAGATAGAGAGTGATTGCGCGCCAGCTGCACCAGTGCAAGTATGGATTGTGGAGAACGAATTCCGCGCGGCTATGACACCGGTATTCTGCGGAACACGTAGTTGATATTTCTTGTGACGCCCGTTCACAGTAAAGAGGACGAATAGCCGATTCGCATCCCAGGTTTTCGGCGATAAGTTGGTCTCCAGCTCCCAGCGTTGTGCTGGAGAGACATGGATCGTCCGTTTAAGTGAAAGGGCATCCCCGGACAGGACAGGTTGGTTGGACACGAAGTCCATCGGAGCTACAAACTCCGCCAACACCGCCCCATCCTGAAGGATGCCGTAATCCATCAATAGCCCCTATAGTTTTGCTCTTTATTGTGAGCGTTTACACCAGCCGCGATTTGCGGCAGCATACCGTAGATTTCAGACTTTGTCTGTCGCGAGATGTCACCTGTGATATTGATATTGATCTGCTGCGTGTTGGACACAGAAGTGCCCCCCATATCGAAAGAGCTCGGCTGCTGCAATGCGTCTGTCGAGACGAGCCCGCCATTTGCGAAGCGCGATATGCGGCCGGAATTCAATGCATGCAGCAGTGGCAGATGCCGCTTGGTCTGTGCCGCGTTAATGACGTATTCACCATTAGACAGGAGAGCGGGGATGCTATCCGATGTGCCGGTGCCTGGGCCAACAATCATGCCGCCCGTTGCGGCAGGTGTCCCGGCATAGGAGAACATGCCGATGATGCCTTCGAATAGCCCCCGGAACAAGCCAAATAGCTGCTTGAAAATGCCACCATCGCCTTCATCGCCACTCAGGATCTTGGTCATGCCCTCGACCAGCTTACCGAGAGCGCCGGACAGCGGGTCCATAAGTGCGTCAGAGATTCTGTTTACGAAGTGTGTCAAGATCGCGTTTGACAGTGTGGACAGCAACGCGTTTGCGAAGGTTTCAAAGACACCCTGCCCTTCGGCGGCTTCACCTTTGAACAGGCCTAGCAATGCACTCTTGAATCCACTAGTGATATC